CTCTGACACCCGAAGAACAACAACGACAGCTTACCGAGGCTCGTGCGGCTCAGTTTGCCAATCTTGCTCCTTCTCAGCAACTGGCCTTTATGGGCTATAAATCAGGTGCAAACCTGGGTCAAGGGCTGGCACAAGCCGCAGGGGTGGACATTCAAGACCCTGCCATCAAGCGTGCTACTCAACTTCGTCAGTTGGCTCAAGGCATTGATGTCACCAGCATTAAAGGACTTCAACAATATGCCGCTCGTCTTCAGCAAGCCGGTTTTAATGCTGAGGCAAACCAACTGGGTCAGCAGATCCTGGCAGCACGTAAGACTGAATCTGAGATTACTCGTAACGAGCGTGAGCGAAAAGGGCTTGATCCTTTTGAGCAGCTGCTTCGTACTGGTAAATATACCCCCGCTTCTTTGGCTAAGTACAAGAAATCAGGAGATGCTGCTGATCTTGAACTAATGGAAAAAGAGACAAAAGCTAACATCAAAGAAATCGGTGTTGCTGAAGGAACCCGTGAGCCTGTGTATCTTGATGTAAATAACGATAAACAGTTTATCTATAAAACAGACGAAAGCGGAAATCAAGTACGTAAACTGTACACTGGTGGTGTTGATCGTACCACAGCTAAAATAAGCGCTACGGCTACCTCTAAAGGTGAAGAAGCTTTTACTACTGAGCTGGGTAAACTAGACGCTAAAGCTGTAGACGCGGCTCAGAAAGCTCGTGATGCGTCTATTGCAACCGTGAAAGCGTTGAATACGTTGTCTTCGTATCCCGATGAAAGGCTGATTAGCGGTTCTTTTGCCAATAATCGAGTAGGAATTGCTAACTTCCTTAATACTTTGGGTCTTGCTAACGGAACAGACAAAGAGCGTATTTCTAACTCCCAACAGTACCAAAAGGTTGCTGGGGATGTTATACTTCAGACTCTTGGAGGTAAGTTGGGATCTGGCTTCTCTAATGCCGACCGTGAGTTTATTTCCAGTCTCGTCCCGCAGCTTGAAACTTCTCCCAAAGCCCGCAGAGCACTTATTGAGTTTATGCAGAAGAAGAATCAAGACATTATTGCTGAAGCTACTCGTCTTGAAGATTATGCACGGGCAAATAAAGGCTTGGGGGGATTTAAGCCCACCATTCCGCTATCTTCTGGAGTAGGTGGCGGAGCAGATCTTTCCGCCATGTCTGATGATGAACTTCTCCGAATTGCACGAGGTAGAAAATAATGGCAATTACCGCTGAACAAGCTGAAGCAGAACTTCGTCGTAGGGGTGTCTTGACAGGAGGAGATACTAGCGTATTGGCTCCAAAAGAAGAAAAGACAACTCTTACAGAAGTTAAAAACATGGTGGAGTCTTTGTTCAAAGGCTCTGCTAAAGGTATTATCAACTTGGTCGGTGGCTGGGGCAATCTTTACGATGAACTGAAGAAGTCTAAAGACCCATCAGCTTTCTCCTCTCAAGGTATTGTAAACACTATCGCCAACATGGGCGGCCCTGATCTTATGAAGATTCAGGGATGGAAAGGTGTTTATAAGTTTGCTGAAGCTGGAACACCTTCTGCTGCTATGGCAGTGGCAGTTCCAGGTTCGAGTCTATTTAACCTGTCCACTCCTGCACGTACCGCTGCTGGTGAGTTTGCTGCTGGCGGTACGTTGGGCACTGCTGCTCAGATGGTTGCTCCTGAGAGTCCTTATGCTCAGGTAACAATTCAGAGCTTGCCGTATCTGGTTAAGGGTGGTGTATCTACGCTTAAAGATCGTGCTCAGCAAAAGAAGATTGATGAGTATGTAAAACTATTGCCTGATCGTGATAAGAACATCTTTGAAGAGTTCATTCTAAAAGGCCAGGGAACGTCAGACCCTGTTATTGCTTCTGATATTATGCGTTTGGCTGCTAGTCCTAAGTATGCTGAACTGATTGCTACTTTGAACTCAGGAGCTGCTGCTCGTGCTGTCGAAGGAATGCAGCCAGCTGCTGGTCGAATGACAGCAAAAGACTCTACCGTTTCCATTGTTCAAGCTATTAAAAATAAACTAGATGGTTTGCGTGAAAGCAAGGCAGAAGGTTTATTTGAAAAAGCTAAGCAATACGGAGAAGGTAACGAGCTTGTTGATACTACGGCTACCATCAATAACATTGATAAATTGCTGGTTCGTTATAGCAACATGGCAACACCTAATGCCGAAAAAGCAGTGAATATTCTTAATTCAATTCGTGAGCGTCTTGCCCCTGCTGATGATAGAGTCCGTAACTTCATTACTAACGAGGTAATTCCAGGTAAAAAGCTGACTGTTGAACAGGCTCAAGGACTTATGTCTGAGTTTGGTAAGAAAGCCAGCCAAGGGGATCAACTCATCAAGGATTTGTCAATCACTGATGAAAAGATTATTTCTAGTGCTATCTTTGGTGGCCTTAAAGACGACCTATTGACTTCTTTTAACGGTGCTACCGGGGCCGATAAGACTGCTCTTGGGCTACTTCGTCAAGCACGTGATCGTACACAGAAGTCTGCTGACGCTTATCGTGAGGCTATTGCTCAAGGTCTTCCTTCCTGGCTTAAGGATAAGAGCCTTGCTGAAATCGCTCCTGAAGAACTGTTTGATAAATATCAGAAACTGACCCCTGAGCAGCGCACTTATGCTCGTCAATTAGTTGCTGATACCGATCAAGAGGCTTTGGCTTTCCTGGATCGTAAGGTTTATGATAACTTTATTAATAGTGCTAAACGTCCTAATATCAAAGGTGAGGAGTCTGTTGATTTGGGGGAATTGGCAGCTAACTGGAAGAAGTTGTCTGATAATGATAAAGACGCACTAATGGCTGCTCTTGGAACGAGTAAGGACGAGTTCTCTAAACGCATGACGGATGCGGCTGTCTTTTCCAACAGAGCAAAGCTGGCTAAACCTTCAGAAGAAGGTATTTTTGCCCCTGAACAGGTACGTGAAACCCAAGCTGCTGCCGGAGCCGTGGGAAGCTATAGCCTAGCTAAAGTAACTCAACTAGCGATGGATACATTCAACATGATGACTAAAAATGGCCTAAGTGAAGATCAGTTGGCTAAAATATTGTTTACTACTGAAGGTAAAAACTTCTTATCAACTGCTCGGATGTCTCCCCGTGGTCAGGAAACATTGAATGCACTGACTGCTTTGGATAACGCTAAACCTCCATCTATTATGACTCGTTTTGCGGGTCAAGCAGGCCGTGTAGGTGCTCGTGCCGGTCAAGCAGATCAGCCTCAAGTTCCCATGGAACAGCCTACAGAACCTACTGAGATGGCTCCTGCAATTTCCCCTGAAGAGGCTATGCAAGAACTTCAGCGCAGGGGCATTCAAGTACCGATGGAATGATCGACCCTGTAAGTGCTTTTGCGCTGGCTCAAGGAGCTATCAAAGGTGTAAGGGCACTTACGGCTCTCTATAAAGAGGCCAAACAAGCCGGTAAAGAAGTTGCTGACATAGCCTCAGAAGTCTCTGGTCATGTTGGTAAGTTCATGGAGGGCACTGAAAAGCTCCAGAAGATAGAGATTGAGTCTAAACTAGCTCCTCCAGACCCTGCCAAGAGCATCCAAGCGCAGGCTTTTGAGAACATCATGCGTAGGCATGAGTTACAGAAGATGGAGACTGAACTCAGGGAGATGCTTATTTATGAGCTGGATATGCCTGGGGTCTGGAAAGAGTTCACTGCTGAGAGGCACAGGCTTACAGTTGAACTTGAAGACAGGATGGCTCAAGAGCTAAAAGAGAGAAGAATAAAAGAGGCTAGACGATCCAAAAAACTAGAGAAGATTAAGATTAAAGCAGCTATATCCATAGCTGTTTTTCTTTGGTTCTTTGTTTTCTCAACTCTTATGTATGGTCTTTATCTAGATGCACAGGAGCGTAAGCTGCTAGATAAGTTTGATCGTAAACAGTTTGAATACCTGTGGATCAACGATCCTGATTATGTTGAGTGCTGGAAGGTCTTCCAAGCCACCTCAATGCTCCCAAGTTTCTGTAGAAAGGACTAATTATGTTAACTTTGTTGTCTACCTTTATCAGCTTCCTCATGGGTGGCCTACCTAAGCTCTTGGACTTCTTCCAGGACAGGTCCGACAAGAAACATGAGCTTGCCTTGGCTGCTATGCAGACTGAGCGTGAGCTTGCCATGCTTGAGAAGGGGTACGCTGCACAGGCTAAGGTGGAGGAGATCCGCCTAGACGAGATTAAAACCTCCAGCAATGCTGAGACTACCCAGGCTATTATCGGTGCTCAGCAGGCTGAGATGCAGGCTCTGTATGCCCACGATATGAGCCTGAATGAAGGTACGTCTCAGTGGGTTAAGAACCTCCGTGCTCTGGTTCGTCCTTTGATTACCTACGGCTTCTTTGGCTTGCTGGTGATGATTGATGGTCTTCTGTTCTGGCATGGTTTCAAGCAGGATGTAGATTTCGTGACTTTGGCAGACCAGTTGTGGGATAATGAGACTCAGGCGCTGTTTGCTTCCATTATTGCTTTCCACTTTGGTGGTCGGGCCTTTGGAAAATGATAAGCGACAAAGCCATTGAGATGATTAAACACCATGAAGGGGTTAGACAGCTTCCATATCGTTGTCCTGCTCTGCTCTGGACTGTTGGTGTTGGTCATGTTATTGACCCTAATCATATCAAAGTACCTTTAGAACAACGTAAACAACTTGCTATTCCTGACGGATGGGATAGGAAGCTTACAATGGAGGAAGTAAATGAAATATTACGAAGGGATCTGGAGTCTTTTGTCAGAGGTGTTCTACGTCTCTGTCCTAATAGCGCTGCTAACCAAGGCCACCTTGACGCTCTCACTAGCTTTAGCTTCAACGTAGGGCTAGGAAACCTCCAAAAGTCCACCATACGGATGAAATACAACCGAGGTGACATTGAAGGAGCTGCTGAAGGCTTCCTAGACTGGACCAAGGCAGGCGGTAAGGTACTACCTGGACTTGTCAAGCGAAGGAACGATGAAAGAGCACTTTTCTTAGGTGCATAAAAGAGGCCCCGTGAGGGGCCTTTTTAGTTACCAGAAGAAGGTTATCTGAACGAATCCAAGTAATATCACTATACCTGTCTTTTCGTATATTTCTTCTTCGTCAACCTCAACGTACAAGGTGTCCGCATGAGCGATACCGAATACGAGTCCGTGGATGAAGTCGATACTGCAATTCATCAGAATGCAATCTCACAAGCGCCAGCGGTGCAGGATAGCATCTGAGCGCCTTCCACGTTATCAGTTCCCTCGATGAATGCGTCCCAGTCAATATCTTCGGGCATTGATAGAGCCATCTGAAGGTACTCACCAGCAGTTATCTCCTCGTAGGGAGCCTGACGATACGTACCACCATCGTAGGGCAGGTAAGACACGCCAGTGACCTCATCGAAGTGATCCCAAGTCCATGCACCGACTTTAGGCCACTCATTCTCGTTCACAGAGATGGTCACAGAAGGTTTATGCTCACACCAGTGACGCTGGAACACCAGCCAGAGATCCAAGTGCTCAATGGCGCTCAAGTCCTCTCGCAGCACCGCCCCTTCACCCACCTTCTGCGGGAAACTAAACACAGTGGTTGAATCAGGCTTCATCACACACGGCTCAGACGGGAACCCTTGAGACTTCAGGAAGTTGGTCAGAGGATCTT